CAGGTCGGTAATTTGTTCATCGGTATATTCCGCCGCTTTGGCGCTTGCCTTAAACTGCTCGATAGTTGATTTCATGTAGTTGGCGACATCCTTGGAATTGCCTTCCATTTCCAACAACGAAGCCGAGTTTTGGGTGATCTGTTTGTAGAGATCAAAACCCGCAGAAGTAAACGCATCAAAATTACCTTTCGTCCCCTTCACTTGGTCAGCCAAATCCGACGACTGTTTTCTCATATTGTCAACAGCATCCGCAAACTTGTTTGTCTCCGCTTGGGCTCCGAACATTTCTTTGGCAAACGCATCCACCGAAACCTTGCCGTCCTCGTTAGCCCCCTTCAACAATTCGAGGCGCTCATACAAAGTCTTCGCCTCAAAATTTGCTTTTTTCAACGAATCGGTTTTGGCGTCCTCGGCGTCTTTCGCCGCTTTTGCCGCTTTGGCAAGTTCGTTGTATTTTTCGGCAAAAATTTCGTTCACCGACACGGCTTCACCAACCGTATCAATACTGCCTTTCAAAATGCCTTGTTTTTCGGCTTCTTCAATGGCGAACTTTTTCGCTTCGCCCGCAAGTTTGTCGGTAGCCACCAAATAATCTTGTTGTTTCTTGATGACATCAACCAAATTGACATTTTGGAACGCATCGCCAACATCCCTGACCGATTTAAGAAGTTGCGTTTGGGCGTCCGTCATTGCATGGGTAGCCGCCCAACCTGTTTCGATCTCAACAACCGTCCCGTTCAACAGCAAACGATATTTGTCGCTTATCCCGATTGCCTCCCTCATCTTTTCCAACAACTCCGCTTGACCTTCCGCCCCACCCAAAGAAGCCTTAGCCAAATCTTGAGTGTTCAAACCCAAAGTGTTCAAACCAGCCGAGAGTTTCTCTTCCTCAGCCGACAAATTTTTGAAAGCCAACTCTGCGGGTCTCGTATGATTCACGAATTCGGCGATGGCGACACTATTGCCTTTCAATTCGTAAATTTGGTTTTTGAACGATTGCGTCAAAGCATCCGTTGTCTCTTTGATTTTTTTGGAGTTTTCACGGAACTTGTTGAAAATATAAACAGCGGCAAAAATCGCCAACAACGGGGCGAATTGCACCACCAAACTTTTTACGGCGACACCGATAGCCCTCATTCCGACGATTACCGTAGTTTTGAAAACACCCATATTGAAGGCGCCTTGCGAGAGCGTGTAGTTGTATCGCATCTGCTCCGAGACGGCGAATTTGATAGAACCGACAAAATTTTTCATGCTCGCCCCAAGCAACAAGAACCTAGAGGCGAGACCGCCCGTCGCTACCGATGAAGCGATCATCGACTGAATGAGCATCCTGCCCATGATGAGTCCGACCGCAAAAACCAACGGCTTAAACTTTTCGAACGCCGCCGTAAGGGCATAAACCGCCGAGGCAATCCCCTTAAAAGCAACCTCCAAAACGGTTGTCAAACCCGACTCCATGATGCCCGCCACCGCATCCATGACGGTTCCTGCAAATTCAGCAAAAGCCCTGCCGAGATTCAAAGCCGCAGGGAACAACGGAATCAAAGATTTTGTGATTCTTGTGAACGCATCCCGCAGTTTCGGGGACAGGGCGACAAGCACGGCGAATCCCGCCATCACAGGATTCAGTTTTGCGGCAAGACCCTTGAATCCGACCAAACTCAACAAACTTCTGCCCGCAAGGGCGGAAAAGGCGGTGGCGAGACCGCCTGCTATCGGGGCAAATTGTTGGATTTTCTCTTTCAATCCGTCCACGCCCACTTGACTGTCTTTCAAACTTTTTAGGAATTTTGCGCCCTTGTTGATCGCATCGGTAAAGGGTTGGGTCATTGTCACCAAAGCCTTGCCGATCTCCTCCAAAATCGGGTGCAAGTAACCGCCCTCGCCAACCGCTTGAGAAAAATATTTTGTCAAATCGTAGGTCGCTTTAATTACGGGTCCGAAACCTTGAAGCAAAGACTGACCCATGGCAACCTTGATGTCGTCTTGAAGACGAGCAAAAGAACGCAAAACTTTCCCTGGTTCGGTCATCGCCGCCTCGTAGAGCCCCGCAACCTTTCTGCCTTCTTCCAAAATTAGGTTCGTGGTCGCCTGTTGGCGTTCCAAAGCGGTCAGATCGTTGACATTTTTGCCGATCTGTTTTGCGTAAGTTCTGTAACCCTCTGATGCGTATTTGGAGATACCCGCAGATTTCAAAAGCAAGGAGGAACCCGTTTGAATCGCTCTGTTTAATTTTTCCGCAGTTTCGGTCGAATTTGCTTGACTGATAACCGCCAAGTCTTGAGCGACTCGAGCAACTTTTGAGGCGTCCGCAAGATTCAAATTATTTTGGGCATACACCAAAGCAATCTTTTGAGCGGAAGCCATTTCGATGCCCTGTTTCGCTACCGCCTTAGCGGCGTCTTTAATCGCATCACCACCCAAGCCCGTCGATTTACCGACCGCTTCCATAGCAATGTTCATTTCCGAAACACGAGCGGCGGCGTGGAAAGCCTCCTTGCCAAATTTGACCATGGCAAAACCCGTCGCCGCAATGGCGGCACCTGCCGCAATCATCAAAGAATTAGCGGGTTTTAGCGCCGCCTGTAATTGCTGAGTTGCGGCGGTCGCCTGTTGGAAAGGGGTAACAAATTTGGAGGCATCGGCAGATAAGACGGCTCTAACTTCAATGTCTTCTTCTGCCACTTGTTTTACCTCCTGCTCTTAGCCGCCTTTTCCGCTTCGAAAGCCTTCAGTTTGTAGTAAGCCGCCCATTCAACAATTTCCGCCGAGGAAATAGGTGTAAAACATTCGCTACCGAACAAAAGTTCGTTCACGGTTCTACCCAACTTTTCGGCTAAATCGTAGAGGAACCGCCTTTCGGTGTTGACAAGGAGCCTTTTCCCGCTTCATCGACGGCGTTTTGACCAAACCCCGACAAACGCATCGCCACGGTAACGATTCTGTCCAAAACGGCACCCGACTTGCTCATCACCAAATCTTTGTCAGAAGCCTCGAAAACTTGTTCGCCTGTCTCAGGGTCGAAACAGCATTGAACGACAAGTTCAGGCATCATCTTCATAAAGTTGATGTTGCCATTATTCTCTGCGGCATCCTGAGAGATCGATGCTCGAGAGGCACCTGACATTCCTCGGATTTCTACTTCAACGCCCCATTCTTCAATCTTTACGATTTCTTTTTGGGTATCATCTACTGCAATTATGCGGTCACGAATGGACACGATATTTCTCCTGTTGGTTTTTGGGTTTATATTACGAGAAGGTGCCACGAGTAATGGCGCCCGTCACCTGAAGACTAGCCGAAGCCTGAACCGCATCACCAACCGACGAAGAAACTTCGTAAGAAGTCAAGAAACACTCGCCTGAATACTTCGTCAAACCCGCCGTGCTTCCCGAAGGACCATAAACGAACGAGAGCGAAGCCGAACCGCCGACGACACCCGCAAGGTAGCCGTCCGCCGTAGCGTCGAAAAGACCCGAAATGCTGATAGTCGCATCGGTCAAACCGACGATATAGGTTTTAGCCGAACCCGAAACCCCGAAAGTTGTGGTCTCGGCGGTTTCGATGTCTCGAGGCATCGAGATGTCGTTGAGATAGGTGCTGAGGTCTCGAACCGTTCCCCCTGAGTCATCCAACGAAAAAAACGCTGATTTACCGTGAACAAATGCCATTTTATTTTCTCCTTATCGTCTTGCGAACGATACTTGATATGTGATTGAACCCGTACCTGCGGAGAGGGTGGATACTGCCCGCAGATATCTGTTTACGGTCGTCCCCGAAGCGACTAAAGACCGTTCAGATGTTGTCCCGCTTGCTATTGCGGTGAAAGAAACAAGGTCGGCGAAAGTGCTGTTATCCGCCGAATGTTGAATTTTGATCGTGACCGAGGCACTCCGAGTGTTTGCGGTTACATGAAGTTGGGCGATTCCACCGTTAGCGGACGATGCGGTGTTATCGTTCGCCGTCCCCGTAGTTGAGGACGAAACCGAAGCCAAAGCGGCAAGCGAAACTCCGTTATCAAGCCCGCCGTCCGATTGGGCATTGTATGAAACCGACACCACATCACCGACAGGGGACGAGACCTCATACGAGGTTGTTTTCGCCAACAAAAGAGAAACCCTGTTGTTCAAGGTCGTGCCATCGTAGGCGACCGTCACGGGTGCCAAAGAGTCGCTCCCCAAACTATTGCTCAAAATTTCGTCAACCGCCGAAGCCGCCCCGTCGAACAAACCTGACGCCGAAACCGTGCCGTCCCGCAAACCCATAATGTAGGTTTTCGCCGAACTCCCGAAAACGGTGGTCTCGGTGACCTCCGCTTCAAAAGAGGCACTCGCATCATTCAAATACGAACTCAGATCGCTCGTCCCATGCAAGACGACGCTTCCTTTTCCATGAATAAAAGCCATTATTTTTTGCCTTTCTTCCCAATCGGGGATTCATCGGCATCCGATTCGACGGCGCTCGAGGCGTTCGCATCGACAAGTTCTATTAAGTTCTGTTCCCGTAACCATTTGATTGATTTGGCGGGGATGTCCTCGACTATTTCGCCCGCAGAAACATGGCGATCTGGCGGAAAATCCAATCCTGTTTTGACCAAATATTTCGGCATTTCGCTCCTAGATTTCGGGCGCCCCGAAGCCCCGTAATCTCCCTGACCACGAGGGTACGAACGGGCGATGCCGAGGTCACAAGGACACGCTTCTCGGCAAAGGATACATCGCATCACCCCGCCCCAACACTTAAGGGCGGTCTAGTCTTTTATGCTCCAATGGGCGAGTCCGCCGTTATCCAACAAAAATTTGGCGACCCTCAAATTGCAATCCAAAATCATCAACATTTCAAGATCGCCCTTGCAGATTTTCCTCACAATCGTTTTGTGGCTCGAATTCACCTGCAACAGACCGCTATCCCAAGTCTTGTTTTTGTTCAAATGCCACACCATCACCCCGTTCTCATCCCAAAGGGCGTTGATCGCCTTGATTCGGCATCGAGACTCCCGCCAAGCAATGTACGAGAAGGTTTCGACGGGCACCAAACCGTAAGCCTCAAAAACGGGCTCAAATTTCGGGCATTTTTTCGGCTCGTTTGACCCGACTTTTTGGGCAACGGTCGTAGTGGTTGTAGTGGTCGTGGTGGTCGTCGTAACAAGAGCGGTTGTCGAAGTGGTAACCGTCTCGATTTGTTCGGGTGGGACAACCATGACGGGCGCCGAAACGGGAGCCCCACAAGAAACCAACAGAAAAACCGAAAGGAAAAGTCCAGATATTTGTTTCATAAAACCTCCTGATTTGTTTCAGCCCTAAAATGGCATCGGAATGTAAAATTAAATATCGGAAAGTGAATAGTCCTTTTCACCAGCCATTCACATCCTTCAGGTGAACTGACCGTTACTTCAATTTATCCTTCGACAAGAGAAAAGTCAAGCAACTTCGGAACCGTTTTTAGCCTTACATCTAGGGCACAAAATGACCCAAGGTTTAGTTACCGAAACAGCCAACATTTTTGAGCAACGCCAACATCGAGGTTGCTCGTCAACAATCGACTTGGCGCCATAAGGATTCGCCTGTTTATCTACGGAAGCCATACGGTGAAATCGCATCCAATAATCGCCCGATCATCCCCATCTCTCGCCAACGGGTACAACTCTGAAGTCGCCAAAATACACATGATCGACACACCCGATAAAGTGGTGTTTCTGACGGCGCCAAGCAAATTGCGAACATTTACGGCTTTCGAGCGGGCAGTTGGATAATCGTTCCTCGTTGCACGACAATACACACGAACCCTCTGATGATCGATTGCCTTAACGGACACCCCGAAAGTATGGTCGGGACCAATCCCCTGATTTTCGTAAAGCGTCACACAAACATCGGGGGAGTCGGGCATCCTCGCCAAAAAAATGTTTGTGGCAAGAGTGCCCTCACCGCTCGTCTGAAGATAAGCACCCAACGCATCAAGAATTGCCATCGGTGCGCCTAATCATTTTCCTCGGGAAGCCGACTCTTTTGCCCCAAAATTCGTTTGACACGAGCCGAAATATTGCCCGCCAACCTCACACTTGCGTCATCCACGGGGTCTCTAAGGTAAAACGCTTTCCGACCTGGAGCGTGTTCAAAATCTTCGTTCTCGTGTTGAATGAACGCATAATCTACCGCCGCACCGCCATACGAAATTTCAACTCCAACTTTAGAACCCACAGAATAAGGCTGATGTACCATACCCGAACCTGACAGAGCGCCAAAGCGAAAAGGAACCTCATCCCTAGACTGCGCCAAAACGATCTGAGCCTCCGCATATAACGCCTCCATTGTCGCTGGAATAACCTTCTTTGCACCAACCTGCAACAGAGCCATAGCCTCAGCCAGACCCGTGACCTCTACTTCTGCCACCTTCACGATCAACCACCAAACGAAACAGTCGTGTGATGAGCCCCTGTGTCATCATTGTGAACCTGAACCGAAATAATGTCGGGTATCGCACCGCTCGGCAAAACAATCTTCGAAGAGGTGGAAATCGTCGGAGTGCCGTAAAAAATAATGCGACCCTGCTCGAAAACATTGCGGTTATCCGCCGTTTTAACAACCTGACCCGTCTCCTGAATTCGACAATTTGTAGCCACCCCCGCCCCGAAAGAAAATTTGCCGTACTCGTCCGTAGATGAAGCGGGAAACACCGTCACCGAAGACGGCATCATGTCCAAAAAAGCGGTTTCGATAGCCACGATTAGTCCGTTTGATCGCCGATGGAATCCGAAAAGGTCGGGTTGCCTGCGAATCTGTCCATGCCAATCGTGAACATAAAAGTGCCATCAAAAACCTCTGTGTCGAAGTTAGGTGAAGGAGGATAGGCACGGGAAGCCATCGACCTCAGATTGGTTGCCCTATCTAAAAAGGTTTTTGATTGCGAAGCGAATTGAGTCGATATCGACAGATCACCAACCGACCGAGAAGAATCAGCCTTCGAAGCATAAATTCCCGCTATCGCATCACAGGCGAACGCCGCCGCTAGATAGGTGTTGCTGTTCCATTGCGATAAAAGGAACGCTATTTCCGCATCGTTTATTTGCTGATTGGTCGTATCCGTGTCGCCACACAAAAACCGCACGGCGTCCCTATTGCTATTTGCGGGGTCGCCCGAATATGTCCACGCCATGAAACCAACCTATTTTTTCTCCGAGGAAACCTTCGCTTTCGGTTTAGTTTCCGAAACTTTTTCCACGACAACCTCCGACAACGGCAAAAGATAACGATTGCTGATGAGACTTTTCAAATTTCTCCAACCCGCACCGTCAACTATTTCGCCGACATTGATAAAAGAACCATCACCAACGGGAATTTTTTTTGTAACTTTGTAAGCCATATTTCCTCCGATTTCATTGGACACTTAAGGTCACTTGACCGAAAGACTATGCCACTCGATACCAAACGACCGTGTTGGTTGCCGATACACGAACCCTGAATGTCGCAGAAGTAGCGGCACTCACGCTTGCTACACCAACAATCGTCGCATCCGTACCCGCCGTGATGACGAGTGGGTAATCTGCGGGGGCAAGGTTCACGACATTCACCTCAAAGGTGTCGCCCGTTGCATAACCGTTCAAAGCGGCACAAGTAAGGGTTCCTGTCGGAACGGTCTTAGCCCGTGATGCTGTGGGTGTACCGACCAACAAACCACCATTCGTTACAACCATAGCGGCTGTCAAAGTTTGGGCGGCGTCGGTCAAGGTCGTTACCGTTGCCTTCTTGGTTGCCGTGTTTGCGGCGATTGGACCGCTCGTTCGGAGCGAACCGAACAATCCTCTGCCTTTAGTTAAACGATTTGCCATTGTTGGCTCCTAACTTAAGCAACGCAACTTGAGAAGAAGTACCCGAGGTCGGAACCGATTACCTTCATGTCGAAGGCAACTTCGGCTTCAATTCGATCTGCTTTGAATTGTTCCATTCGCATACGGCTGATGCCGATTGTGGCGCCCAAACCTTGCGAAACACCCGTCCAAGACATGATGTAACCGCCCGATGGTTGGAGAAGACCTGCGGAAGGAGCCGAATAGGTCAACAGGGCGTGTTTGCCATAATTGAACGCATAAGCGGCGGTACCACCCTCGTTGTTGGTTGCTTTGATGTTCTTGGCAACCATTACTCGTGGCACACCGAACAAAGACGCCATGAGGCTTTCCGACAAAACCTGCGAAGAGGTGTATTTGATTCTGTCGATCAAATCAGGATGGTTCTTCAACTGAATGAAAGTGTCGTAACCCAACAGCAAAGTATTCGGTTCGTAACCTGTCGTTGAAAGAATCGTCCTCTTGCCTGTCTCGATGTCACCAATCGGGTCAGAAGCGGTGTAATCACTCCAAAGATTGCTTGGAGTCGTATCCGTGCCCCAAATGCTCGTCGTAAAAAACGAGGAAACGAACTCTGTTTCCATTTTCAGCAACATACGGGATGTTACGAACTCGGCGGCTTCACGATCAACATTGATCGGGGCGTCTGCGTTTGCACGAGTTTGGTCGCCGATGTCCTTGTGGAACGCATAAACATCCGCTTGATATGAGTCGGTTGACAGGTTGTAACCGCCACCTGCTGATTCGGTGGCGTCAGCACGGCGTTGGGCTTCGTCACGGAACCAATCGTTCTTCGTGTAGGTGTAGAACTTGTCGCTCTGCTTTGAAACAGGCACAACTGGGAAAACCTTTGTTGCTACAAAGTTTTCAGCCATCTGCATATAACCAACGGAAATGTTGGTCAAAATTGCATCGACATGAACCTGATTTGAAGTTGGCTGTGGCATTTTTTTCTGCTCCTATTTGTTTATTGACTTATGCGCCCCGTGCCGCTGAAGCACAGTTCACAATTACGGTTGCGATTTCGCCATCTGCGCCCGAGGCGAGGATGACCGAACCGACGATGAATTTGGTCGTGTCGGTTCCTGCGGCATACGGTGCGCCCTTGCCTGACGATGCGGTTCCAACAACGGTTCCTTCGTCACAGGCGGCGTTCGTCACGAGTTTTGTGCCACCAACTACGACGATTGAGGCTTCCTCACCCGATGCTGGGTCGTTCTGAAGGACGCCAATCGGTTTGTCGGTAGCGGCGGAACAAAGAACTGCTTGCCCCGACGAGTTAACCTTGACGAAGAGGTACTGACTTGAACTCAAATC